TTGATCTGTTCCCAGAAAGTTAAGCGGTAGATTCCCTGTAAAACTAAGTTTGGTCTGTGAAATTGCGGCGTCGTCTGCCACACTGTACGTAGTCACGCTCCCGTCTATAACCGGACGATTATCGGTCAACCTCGGATCATCCGTTGTGATTACATCGGGCGGGTTAGGCTCAAACCCTGCAATGTTATGGATCACAAGATGATTGGCATCCAGATCCGTCAGCAACACTCCGTTATCTATGACTCGTTTCATGGATTGGTGTAGCTGGCAATGTCTGAATTGTTGTAACCAGCTTTGGCAGCGTACACATTCAGGGTTTGGCCACTGGCCACTTCCACCGTCAATCCAGTAGGAACCGGAGCGTAATCTGCGCCAGTCAAAGTATAAAAAAGCGCAGCGCCAAATAGTGGTGAGGAAATATCCACTTTAACCGTGGCCCCAACAGATTGAGGGGTAAGCACCGGACTGTCCGCTTTGGGTTGGTAGCTAGGGCCGATCGTTGGTACCGGTCGATACGTCATATCTCGAGCCAGATAATCGGTTGGATCCCCGCTTAATCCCGGGTCTGGTACGATTCCACTGGAAGCTGTCGGTCCCACTCCTGTCGCGGCCGGCAATCGCGCCACATCCACAGTTCCAGTCACAATTTTTGATGCAGGTAATTCCGGCACCATTGAAGTCGTGATGGGAGAAGTGGTAAAAGCCGGTACTGCAGAACCGCCCGTAGGATTCCCGAACCATGTTCCATCCGGAACAGCCACCCAATCCACCGTGATTGTTCCTGTCGTGGTGATGGGGTTACCGGTTACGCTAAAATCTGTCGGCATAACCAGATCAACCGAAGTCACTGTGCCCGTACCAATGTCGTCTGGTAGTTGTGCGACCGGAACTTTACCGGTGCCATCCAACCCTGCGTATCCACCAGCAATCCCTTTATTGGCGAGGTACTCTGTGAGATCACCGGGAGCGGCCTGCGTGGAGGTAAATCCCAGCCAGGACGGTGGAACATCGCTGTTTAGATTAAGCTTGGATTGGTCGATCGCTGCGGTTGGAGAAACGCTGGCATCGGTCACTGAACCGTCCAGTGGTTCTCGAGCATCCGATAGGCGTGGATCATCGGTTGCCACCAGATCGGATGGTGGAGGAGAAATGTGATTCAGATTCAGGATACGAAAATGATTCGCATCGAGATCTGTGACCATGAAACCGTTATCAATTCCTGCAATCATGGTGTACGGGCGATTAAATAATAGTTGGTGGTGTCCGGAGGGGGGTTAAGGCCGACCGTGAAATTGGATGTGGTCTTGGCTACCACCTGAACGTTGATTGCTCGCTGGAACTCCACGGGGTCAATTAGGTTTTCGATTCTGAGTTCAGTAAACCCGTAGAGGGCTGTGCTCCGCGGATTGACAAAGGTAGCGGTGAACGTTCTGGCCGGTGAAAGTTGAAGCTTCAAACTTTCGGGAGCATCAACGACCAGATTGATAGTGACATCCTGAACCACTACCCGCCACCGCAGGATATAACCATCGTCCAATGGGACGCCTGTCAAATCCACCACAAACCCGTTGATATTAACGTCCACCACTACGGGTTCAACGTTGCCGGGATTGGAGATTCCAAGCGCATCTATGTAGAGATATTCAAACCTGTAATTGGAACTGACCTTTGGGTTCTCAAACGGTACAAATAACCTTGCTGAAGTGCTCGGGAACGGGATGGTAATGGAGCCGCTTTCATCCAGTGATTTATCCCTGCCGCCACTGGAAGTGATCGAGGTTAGAAGCGTGTCCTCCGGCTCGATTAACTGGATAGTGTTGCAATTCGACGACCCTTGTCGGAACGATTGGCATGGAGTGTTGGTGGTGCTCATGATGGTTCTGATCCGTTTGAAATTTGTTTCTGGAGAGATTTAAGTTCGGTTACAGCACCCACGGTTTGCTGGTAGCGCACACGAATCTGGTTTACCTGTTCCATGTGGTGCTCGTAAGCGGTGGCGAGTTTGGTCTGCTCCTGTTGCAGTGTCAGGATGCGATCATCTATTTCTTTAATGGTGCTCATGTAATGCACGTTCTTCTTCCATGCCCTGTTGATGTGCCAGTTTTTTCACTGACTCCATCATATCAGTCATACGCCCGTTGATCTTGATTCCAATGTTGTGAATCAAATAGGCCATGAAACCGAATCCTGCGACGATGAGGAGCATAATTAAAGCAATGGCTACAGTCTCGTTCATCTCGTTTTCTTGAACCAATCTAATGGCGTTTTAGGCTTTGGAGTGGACTTCGGTTTTCGGTATCTTATCACGGTTTTAGTCTGCGTTTTTACAATGGGAGATGGCGCTGGAGCAGGCTGTGGCAACCGACGCAAATCCTGTTCGGTGACTCCATTTAATTTCAGAGTCCGAGGAACAGGTGCTTTTGGAACCTTCAAACGTGGATTGTCCTCCTGAAGTTTGTTCATGGCGTCGATCATATCCTTGATGTAATCCAAGTACTGCTGACGATATAAATCCTGATTGGCTTTTACGGCTGCGACTGAATCCGTGTTCTGCATGGCAACAGACGCTATTTCTCTCATGGATTGGGAGATAATGATGCTTCTCCAGAAATTGACCGACACCATCAGCATTACTATAAGGGACAATGCCACCAATATCTTGAACCGAGACACGACTGCTTTCTCTTGTTCTTCGGTCACTTTCTTCTTTCCTGTTCACGCATTCTGGATTCAAGATCATCGAGTTTCTTATCCTGACGCTCATCCCCCTGCATGTGATCTTTGATTCCCCTGAGTTCAATGGCGATTCCCCTCAATTCAAGATTGATGTCCTCACGTTTTTGAGATGCAATGGATGAATCTTTTTCATAAGCAACCTTGGGAACGTAGCCGTTACTAAGATACAAATTGGCAAAAGCGATTCCAAATTGAACAAGAACAAGGATGATTGTAACCCGAGTTCCATTCTTGGGCATCTTGATAAGGGGTGCGTCTTCATTACTATCCATCTCATAGTTCAAGTGCCTTCAAGACTACATCTGGACTGACAAACGCTTCGGGCCGATGTTGGTTTGAGTAGTACAGATCGAACTGGTTTGGGCGCAGGAACGAGCGGTCTTTCAGGAGGTTGCAGTGGAGAGAGTGCCCGAAAATCAGAGGATCGGAAATCCCCCATAAAACTATGGCTCGCTTATTTAGGAACCACATGTGGTGCTGGAGATATGAATCGACACAGATTGCGGTGTCGCACATGGCGATTAAATCCCCAACCTGCCCAAACGACAGGTTTTTACGAAAAGTGGGGGCCATCTGTTCTTCGCCCTCCCCGCCTACCTGGATAACATTATGGCTTTCTACTATCATGGAAATCAGGTCTTTTGCAAAGGGATAATCCTTAGGAGACCCACTTCCGTTGAGTTGCGGGGCACGCGCTGCGAATGGTGCGAAGAGGATATTCATAAATCCCACATCTTTTCGTACGCGTTCACCAATTCACCGGTCCATTGGTTGTCCCCGCACCACCGATAGACGTTGAACCTGTCCAGGTTCCCCAGTCTCTGGTGGGCTTCAGCGATTGAAATCTGTTCTACTTCCCCGTTAAAAATGTCTTTGTAGCAGGTAGCGGCGACCAGTCTTGGATACTTTTCCTTCAATCGCGGTAGAAGGGTTTTCACCAAGACATGATCGCCACGACCGGCATCGAGCACGATATATTTGGTCTGGTCACCGGTTACGCCCCATTCTGCTAACTGCGCCTGAAATAATCTCTCGTCGTCCTCCCAGTATTGAGGGTTGGTATGACTACGGATTCCACCTAGAGAATCACGGAAATGCCATGTTTTTACCGATGTATCAATCAGGATTCTGTAGCCTTGACGTTTCAGACCGTATGTAAATAAAGTCTCCTCACGATGAGCAGCAGGAGACAGGAACGGATTGAACTTCTCGACCCCGCGCCGGTACAGAAAGGTGGAGTGCAAGTGGTCCGCCTCAATCGTACGCTGCGTAGGATGAGTAAACCATTGGACATTAAAGTTGGGGTCCAAAATGGAGTTGGTAACGTTCCGGTCGGGAACGGGAGCAGGATTTGGCATAAGAACCAGTCCACCAACGGCGCCAACCTTGGTGCCCTCCCAAGTGGCGGTACCGATCAGCCTCTCCAGAACGTCAGGTTCAGGTATCTCGTCGTCATCCACTCTCCAAATCCAGTCCGTCGCCGCCATTTCCTGTATCCGCTGATGCGAAATGTGCTGTCCCCGTTTTACCCCGTATTCAAGTTGAAACGTTATCCCGCGAGCATTGAGCAGCTCAAATATGTTTTGATACGCAGGGATGGTTCGTAGATCAGTGGGATTATCGGTATCATCAATGATGATGATATGATCGGGTTTACGAGTCTGGAACGCTATTGATAGAAGCGTGAGCACCAGTTTGTCGTACCGATTCTTTGTTGGGATGCCGCAAGTGACCGTCATTTCATCACCTCGTATTTGATGTCTCGATCGAACAAATCCAGACCGTTCTCGATGCAATGCTTGATGTGCTCTGGATCGGTAAACTGTGGAACGTCAATGTTGCGGTGAGCGGTGTTGTGCATCTTTTCCTGTACCGCCTCAATCCCTCCAAAGTATGACAGATGTTCGCCACCTGGAACGATGTCTGGAACGTCTGTCAGATACCGTGCCGAAGTCGGGGTGATCTGGAACAGTTGCCAGTAGCGCATGATCTTTCCATGGCGCCACGGGTCTTTGGCTTTCACCTTGTAATCGTACAGATAAAGATCCATCCGGAGCGCGTGGATTGTATCGCCAGTAAAGTTCTTAACCGCTTCAGGGTTCGGGATTTCATCGCAATCCACCACCACGATAATGTCCGTATCGTTGCAGTGAGCCAGTGCTCGCATCATGGAGTTGCGCTGGTGGCGTTCAATGTCCCATGCGCTTCGTTCAGTTCCATCAAATGGAGGAAAGTCATCGACCACAACATGGCTGATCTTGGATAGGTAACGCTCGTACCGCGCCATGTTTTCTTTGAAATGGAGCGGTTTAGGCTTGCCGGCGTGATTGATTGTGCCTTCCACGATCACAAACCGGTCAACGGCGTCCCACATGGTTTTCAGATGATGCTCCAGAATATCAAACTCGTTGTTGAACATCATGCACTCGTAGATGGGTGGTCTGGGCATTTTGGTCGTGGACCAGATTGATGTGCCTTCGTTCCCGCATACGCTGATCCCGAAAATTTCATCTACGGCCTGAGTCACCCCCGGCCAAAGCGGTTGCCAATAATCGTGTCCGCACAGTGTTCCGCCATCTTTGACCAGTGTTGCAAAAGTGTAGATGTCTTCCTTGGTTTCTTCTTTGGTATGGCCGGCGTCGATAAATATCATGTCGGCTTTGACCCCCATATCCTTGAAGAATTTGGCTGCGTGGCGTCCGTGCAGCCGGATCGGTCTCAGCTTTCCGGTCTCGACATGCCGCCACAAATTGTGTAAGAACTGGTTAAATGCGAAATCGCCATCTAACTCCCTGGCCTGAACATGATTCGTGTCCTTCTCTGCTGCGCTTCCAGCCCAAGTATCAATGCAGTAAAGAACCCCATCTGCCGGAAGATTATCAGCAATGGCTGTCGAACTCTTCCCAAACCAGCTACCCAATTCAATCACCACCTTCGATTTCCGAGCCTGATTCCCCAACCACGTAAGCTCGGCGTCACTCATCCATTCCCCCAGTTTCTGGGCATTGGAAATCAATACCCCTCCGTAGCGTTCACGGAGGATAGCGTGGTTTTTAGCCATCAGTTCTTCGCCACCCGGCCAGTTTTTGAAGGTGTTGTTGCCTTCGTGATAGATGGGAAAGGTGCCGAGTCCTAATCGCCCGTCGTACGGCACCTTCCCATCGTTCGGAACTTGTACCAACCGTTGGCCAGAGGCGACGGCGCGGCAGCACAAATCCACATCTTCAGCGTAACCAGCCCCGAAAATTTCATCGAGAAGTCCGATAGTATCGAGAGCACTTTTACGGATCATGCAGCAAAAAAAGCACAGGAAATCCTGCTGGATCTCTGTGTTCCGCATCATCCAAGGACCAGTGATAGCAACTTTAGGATCACTGAAAGGAGCAGACAGGATATTGAGCCAATCGTTAATTCCCTGAGGTAAAAGAATGGTGTCATCATTGAGTAAAACTATGAACTCTCCTTTCGCTATCCTGATCCCAGCGTTGCAGGCTCTCGGATAACCGATTTTGTAATCGAACCAGAGCACTGTGTCCGCATCTAGGACTTGCTCATTGTCGAAGCCATTAGCCACTACGATGATTTCATAATCACCTTCGGTGTACTTCCGAATGGATTCCAAGCAGGGAATCAGGTTCTTTTCTTTACAGGTTGGAATTATGATGCTCGTCATTGCGCCTCCCACATATAAACTTGTGCAGCAGATGTGCCGGTTTCTGTCCAGGCGATGTCGAACGTTGTTGCCCCGACATTTTGGACTACTCCTGTTATGAAAGCATTGGCACCTGTGTCAAGTCTTACCGCGTAAGCCGTTGAAGTTGCCCCAGGTTCCGCTCCAGTAATCGCACTGGGATCGTAAGGCTGATAAACGCACCGATTCCCGCTTGAACTGTAAATTCCAATGCAATGAGTAGTAGGCGTTGCTGACGCATTGTTGGTGAATGATCCAATTCCGTACAGCCTGATAATAACAGGGGTCTTGCCTAATCCATGAGTAATAGCATCTGTCTGTGTAGCAGTTGGAGAGGTTGCAACCCCGCATG